TAGGTATGATGACCGTTAAATTTTAATTTTTTTTTTTTTGGTTGAACGTACCGTAATGGACGTAATGACGTAATAAGCGAGTGTTTATGCGGGTCTAGTATTACTTTTGTGTAATTGATAAGTGTAAGACGTAATTACAGTAGTGAAATTTACGGGGTGCGCGCGCGGGAACTTTTTTGAAATTTTTTTTTTTTTTTTGGTCAACATACCTGTATAGAGTTTTGCGAAGGAGTGCTGGAAAAGCTTGAATTGAAGTGGGTACGTTTGTAGAATGCGAAAAATCAGAAAGGAGAACTTTATGTTGAAGGATGAGGAATGCCCACGGTTCAAGGACATCAAACCTCGGCAACATACCGTTAGCTTTACGGCATCAGGGCGCTATCGATACCCGTTTAAACGGATGATCGTCAACGATTACTTTTTGGCAAAAAGCATGACGGAGGCAGAAATGGCTCGAAATGCGGCAAAGGGTTTTTGTAAACGTCATGGTGGGAAGCAATTTACTGTTCGTCAAATGCGGGATGTAGATGGTTTGTGGGTTATTAGGAGAGTGGCATGACTAAGCGTAAGGTGGAGACCAGAACCGTGGCACAGATGCCCAGCCTGCCCGAAGATGTGCTAGAGCGGATAGCCAACACCCCTAAACCGGGGAAAGGCGGCAAGCAGATGATGCTTAGCCCAAAAGAGTGGGCCTTTGTTCAGGAATATGTGACCCGTGATGGGAGCATGACCCGGACGGAAGCGGCTATACGGGCTGGATACACGCCAAATGCGGCCACAGACGCCATTAAGCGGCTTTTGGACCCTGCACGTAGCCCACACGTCGTGGCGGCGGTAAACGAGCTTAGAAACGAGCTGGCGGAGAAGTACGGGACGACTTTTGAGCGGCACATGCGTGACCTGCAGATGATCCGTGATAAGGCGATACAGGCCGGGGCGTGGTCTGCTGCTGTACAGGCGGAATACCGCCGTGGGCAGGCGCTGGGCACGATTTACGTAGATCGCAAGGAAGTGCGGATTGGCACTATTGATTCGATGTCAAAAGAGGAAGTGATCCGCAAGCTTCAGGAGATCAAGCAGATTTATGGCGGACCGCCCCCGACAACCGTTTTGGAGATGGAAATAAAAGAAATCGAGGAAGAGCCCGTACCCATGGAGCCCGAAGTAAAATTTGAGCCGGGTGATTTTTTGGACGATTTGCCGTTAGGCGAGGAGGAACCAGCACTTGTCACGAAAAAGCGAGCAGCGGCTTTTCGACAGATTAAAGCGGAATTGGACGACAGTTCACATGACGCGGATCGAGACGCGGGTGAACTTGGGAATTCCGGACCTGATGGTGGCCCTGCCGAACTCGCATTTCGTTCTAATCGAATTGAAGGTAGTTAGCGCGGGCCTGAAAATTAACCTGAGCCCTCACCAGTACGCCTTTCATATGAAACATGCGGCGCTGGGATGCCCGACCTTCGTCGTGGTGGAAGTGAACACGAAGGTTCGCGCGCCTGAGTTACTTTTGTTCACGGGCGCGCAAGTGCTCGATATATCGAAGCGGGGAATCATGGCGGACTGTGTTGCGCGCTGGCCCCTCGCAAAAATTGATTGGGAAGAATTTCACAAAAAGGTCTTGCAATTGCCGAACGAGCGCGCATAATTTCCGGACGGGCACTTGCCCGGCTTACATACAGGGAGAAATAAATGAACAAACTTTACTATGTCCGCTTTTACTCACATTCGCGTAATTACCACGAGCGTTATTTATGGACGGCGGAAACCCGGCAGGAGCTGGACGAGATGGTGAACGAGCACACCAGCGAATCGTCGTTTCGTGTTGAAGTTATTCGCTTCATTTGCGACACCGACAACCACGTCGCAGAAGAAATCTAAGGGGGGCACATCATGGCGAACATATCCAGAAGTGATGCAGCTCTCCGTTTACTTTCTTATGCCAGCGAAGAGCTCCGACTGAGCGATCAGGAAACCGCCGCCGCTTTGGCGGTTGCTGTTGCTTACGTGGCCGACAATCCCGAAAATTTACTTTCAGTAATTCAGCTGATTGTTGAATCTCACCGCGTAGTGAATGTGGAATGAGAGAGCGCGAAGTAATGCGGCGATGGCGGGAAGGCGAGCGATTAAAACAATTAAGGCGGGCCGAGCAAATTGAAGCGGAGCGGGAAATGAAGGGATCAATTTTCCGTGTTGCGCGCATGCTGTTATTGCACGAAATATTCGGCTCACTTTTTGGCCGCAAAAAATAACTTGCTTTCCGGATAGAATCGAGCTATAAAGTTACTGCGCGCAAGCGGCGCGCCTATACAGGGAGAAAATTTTGAAAACCGTTCACTTGACAATCAAGAGCTCAAATAAGAAAACCGGCCCGATACCGGTATCTACTACCAGCGCGAAATCGTGCCCTGATTCGTGCCCGCTTAAGAAAAACGGATGTTATGCGGACGGCGGGCCGCTTGCCTTGCACTGGCGCGCTGTTACTGAGGGCCAGCGTGGCATGCATTGGGCTGAGTTTTGCGAATCAATTGAAGCTTTACCGGCGGGCCAGCTCTGGCGGCATAATCAGGCGGGCGATTTACCGGGCCTGAATGAATCAATTAATCCGGACGCGTTGCGCATGCTAGTCAAGGCGAACACGGGAAAACGCGGCTTCACGTATACGCACAAACCGGCCAGCGCTGAAAATCTAGCGTTGATTCGCGAAGCGAACGCGGGCGGATTTACTATTAACTTATCGGCGAATAACCTTGCACACGCGGATGAGCTGGCGGCATTGGACGCTGGGCCCGTGGTGACGCTACTTCCGCCCGGCGCGCCCTCACTCACGAAAACCCCGGCGGGCCGTCCCGTGGTGACGTGCCCGGCCCAGCTGCGCGACGATATCAGCTGCGCGGATTGTCAATTGTGCTCGCGTTCGGAGCGGCCCTCAATTGTCGGTTTTATCGCGCACGGGACGGGATCAAAGCGGGCCGAAAAAATAAGCTTGCAATTTCAAAGTAAGGCCCTATAATTTCCGGGCGGGCACTTGGTCCCGCGTTGCTTCACTCAATACAGGGAGAAAGTTATGAGTCAATCAATTATCGCTTTGCTGAGAAACAATTTATTTGCGGACCGTGGAGACGATATCGCGGACGCGCTGAGCTATGCCGATATGGTTTTTTCGTCCTATCCAGAAAAAGCCCACTGTTATACGGCGCTGTACATGGTAATGAACACCGTTGCGAACGCTATCGAAAAAGCGGACGCCCAGCGGGCCGAACAAACCGCGCCCGCCCAGCTGGCCCTCGATCAGCTGATCGATCAGCGAATTAAAAAGTGGGCGGACGCTGAGCTCGATACACGTATGGGCGATTATCTCAACGCGAACATCGAGGACCATATCGACGTGGGCCAGACAATCAAGGACTATTTCGAGGACGATTTTGACCTCGACGAAGCGGTAAAAGAAGTATTGAAAAACGCTAGCATTTCAATTGATATCTGAGGGGGCCATCATGCAAATGAAACAAATTGCACTAGCGGTTTTCAATGATCAGACTACTCAGGAAAAGCAAAAGCAAGCTTATTTATATTGGCTGAACGAGGGCCACGAGACGGGCGCCCTTCTTCAGCTCTTGTCGATTGTTTTTGCAGAGCTGAAAAAACCAATTTATGAGGGCGTTTCATTCGACGCTAGTCCATGGTCTGCAGCTGCAGAATTATTAGAATTCCACATTCAAAGCGAGCTCGAAAAGCGGGAAGGGGTGAAAAATGAAGCTTGACATTATTTCGGACCCCGGCCATGCATGGGCGAAAGTTTCGATTCGCTTACTTGACCGCCTGAATTTGCTCGATTCAATCACGCCCTATAGTTACATTCGGGATGGTTTCGCTTATCTCGAAGAGGACTGCGATTTGAGCTCATTAATGCATGCGGCCCAGCTGGCCGGAATTCCGCTCACTTTCCGCGAACGCGTAGCGCGTGAGCGGTATTCTCGCGTCCGGAATTACAGTCGATATACCCCGGAGCGGGCCCGGAATAAATTGGTTTGTAATTCTGATTAATTCGCTTATACTTTCCGGGCGGGCAAACCGCCCGCGAGTGTTTCATTTTTCACAATACAGGGAGAATTTCATTATGGCAACATTAATGCAAGCTTCAAAACAATGGTCCACACGTCCCGCCGAAGAGCGGTTTGTTTCGCTGACCGAAATGCATGCCGCGCAAGCGGCCCAGCGCGCTATTAGTCGCGCCGCCGTGGTGAGCTCGCGCCAGCTCCGCGCAGTGCCCACGGATGACAATTCCGGCATTTTGATTGAAGGTCCGAACGGGCACGGGTTTGCACCTTCGCATTGGGCATTCGGGCAAGCGGCGGGCCTGATCGGCGCGCCAGCGGGATACCTTCGCACACTTCCGGCCCCAGTAGCGGCGGACTGTATCAACTGGGGTATGCAACATGAGCGGGACGCGCAGGACGTGGGCGTACTGTTAACGCGTAACGGCGAATCAGTGATTCGTGCAATGACGGGCCCGCGTTATGGCCGGGTTTGGAATGATGACGTTATTGCGGCGCTGATTGACCGCTTTGGTGACGGCGTAACGGGCGATTTCCGCGTCCCGGGCGTATGGGGCCGGGCCGTGGAAGTGGACCGCGAAAACACCACGTTATACGCGGGCGATCGCGATATGTTCGTGTTTCTCGCGGATGAGAAAAACCGAATCGAGCTACCGGGCCGCCGGGACGGCGAGACCGGGACGCTGGCCCGGGGGTTTTTTGTCACGAATTCCGAAGTGGGCGGCGGCGCGCTACGCGTGAAAACCTTTTTGTTCGATTTCGTATGCGCGAATCGTATCGTTTGGGGCGCTCATGAGCTCGAAGAAATATCGCTTCGCCATACGGCCAGCGCTCCGGACCGCTTCATTGAAGAAGTAGCGCCCGCCTTGCTCGCTTACTCGCAAGCGAGCGAATCGAACACGCTGAACGTGCTACAAGCGGCCCAGCGCGAACGTATCCCGGACGTGAGCAAGTTTCTCGCGAATCGTTTCGGGCCGCGTATCGCCCAGCGCGTGGAGCACGCGCACGTGATTGATGAGGGGCGCCCGATTGAAACGATCTGGGACGCTGTGACGGGCGCTACTGCGTACGCCCGTTCGATTCAATGGACCGCTGACCGCGTGGAATTTGAGACGCAAGCGGGCGAGCTGTTGGACCTTGTAGCGTGATTCGTTTTCCCTGAGCTCGGCCCAGCTGGGCCGCGCGGACCGCCCTTCGGGGCGGTTTTTTTTCGCCCGTGTAAACCGGGCCCGGCTAGCGCTGTACATTATCGTGTGTCTATAAAGGCAATAACCCAGCTGGCCCCGGACGCCCAGCGCGCCCGGCCGCCAAACCGGGCCGCTCGAGCCTTGGTCCCTGATCCCTGAACCTATGGCCCCAGCGCGCCGCCCGTGGGCCGTGATTCGTGCTCAGCTGGCCGTGCTCAGCTGGCCGTGGGCCATGGTCCCAGCTGGCCGCTCCGTGGGCCGTGGGCCGTGCCCAGCTGGCCGGGATTGATTCGCCCAGCTGCAGCGCCCAGCTGGCCCGTGTTTGTGTTTGTGATTCGGTTTGTGATGAGGGATCACAAACACCCAGCTGGCCGTGGGCCGGGGCCGTGATGCTCGCCCAGCTGGCCGTGGACCATGGGCCTGAGCTCACCCAGCGCGGGCCGTGGGCCGCGCATGCCGGGCCGTGGGCCGGGCCGAGAGGGTAGAGTCCCAGCACCGATTTATGCGGTATCTCACGTAAGTGAGCACCCACCCCGGATTTTGGCCCCCCTGTCTGGCTGGCGAACGCCTAGGCCCGATTTCACACAAACAGTTACCAATGGAATCGTTTTAGGGTATGTTCCACGTGAAACATGCCCCCTTTGCTTGCAAAATCGATTGCCCTAAAAATTTTTGCAAAATTCAAAACCTATGGACTTAGCAAACCAACAAGATGTCGAATCGGAACGTATCAAGCTAGAACTTCGACTCTTGCAGCTTGAAGCGCAGGAACGTGCAACGTCATCCTTCTTGGATTTCTGTCGCTACGTGTGGCCCGAGATGATTGTCGGTGAGCACCATCGCCGTATCGCTGCGGCCTTGGACCGTGTGGTCGCGGGCAAGTGCAAGCGCCTGATGATCGCGATGCCTCCTCGGCATGGCAAGTCGCAGATGGGCAGTTACCTCTTCCCCGCGTACCTGATGGGCAAGAAGCCTGATTCGAAACTCATTGTCGGTTCGCACACGGCGGAGTTAGCGCAGCGTTTTGGCCGGATGATTCGAAATCTTGTGGCGGACGAGAAGTACCGTGAGTTGTTCCCGGACTTCTCTTTGTCGGCAGACAGCAAGGCGGCGGGCCGGTGGGACACGAACGCTGGTGGGGAAGCCTTCTTTATCGGTAAGGGCGGCGCGATGACGGGCCGTGGCGGTAATGTTGTCATTTTGGACGACATCTTGGACGAACAGGATGCGTTGTCGGACACCGCGATGGAGGGCACGTGGGAGTGGTACACGAGCGGCCCGCGTCAGCGTTTGCAGCCAGATGGCGCGATTATCATCATTAACACCCGTTGGCGGACAGACGATTTGTCGGGCCGGTTATTGAAGCAGCAGGGCCAGTTGAAGTCGGACCAGTGGGAGATATTGGAGTTCCCGGCGATTCTGCCGAGCAATGCGCCATTGTGGCCGGAGTATTGGAAGCTGGAGGAGTTAGAGAAGGTCAAGATGTCGATTGGCCTTCGCAAGTGGCAGGCGCAGTGGCAGCAGCAGCCGACGGCGGAAGAGGGTGCGATATTAAAGCGCGAGTGGTGGCAGCGTTGGGAGCACAACTCCCCGCCCAAGTGTGAGTATTTAATCCAGAGTTATGACACGGCGTACAGCAAGAAAGAGACGGCGGACTTCTCTGTGATTACGACGTGGGGGGTGTTTGTGCCGGATGCGGATTCGGGGCCGAACATTATTTTGTTGGACGTGGTGAAGGGCCGATGGGACTTCCCGGAATTGAAGCGTATTGCCAAGGAGCAGTACAGCTATTGGAATCCTGACAATGTCTTGATCGAGGCCAAGGCCACGGGCGTGACGTTGCAGCAGGAGCTGCGGCGGGTGGGCATACCGGTGACGATGTACAACCCCGGTGGACGGCGCGCGGGTCAGGACAAGATAAGCCGGGCGCATGCGGTAGCTCCGTTGTTCGAGAGCCGGATGGTCTGGGCACCGGAGACGGAGTGGGCGGAGGAGTTGATTGAGGAGTGTGCGGCGTTCCCGAATGGGGATAACGACGACATGGTCGATTCGACAACACAGGCCATGATGCGATTTAGGCAGGGCAACTTTGTGACCTTGGAGACGGACGATGTCGAGGAAGAGGGAAGCGATGCGCTTGTGTATGAGTATTATTAGTTCTAGAATCCCCGCAGGTTAGGCTTGCCGAGGTTACGTCATGAACGAGCGTGAATTCACCATTGACGATTTGTCGTCGCCCTATGGGCAGGAGGACGTGTCGTACTTTGCGTATGGTGGTCCTGTCGGCGAGAGCATGCAGAACGAGATACAGCCTGCGATGCAGTATTTCTCTGAAGGCGGGGAAGTGGACGATGAGTCCCCGGATGAGGACGAGGTAGAGGACATCGGCGAGATTCCTTCGCGGCCCGTGGTCCCTCAGGAGTTTAGCAAGGGTGGTCTTGCCAAGAAGGCGGCGCAGTTGTTGAAGGACTTGGGCGTAGCCGAGAGCAAGGTTGCGGGCAAGGAACTGACGACGATGCAGGACTTCCATACGTCGTTGGGGGACAGCATTCGTGAACGTGCGGCTAAGATGCAGCAGCAGATGGACGCGATGCAATTCAAGTACGGCCCCGGCCAGTATGTGTTTACGGAGGGTTCGGCAAAAAATAATCGGCCTCCTTTGCTAATTAAAGCTAAACACTTATATGGCAATCATCCGATGCGTGAGCCTCATCCAGAGAATCCTTTGCTGGGGAAAGTAATTAAAGACCCTGCAACAGGTCGAGCCACGCGTACACCCTACGAGCCGGGATATTTGGTTCGTCGAGAGGGACCGGAGGGCCAGTGGTCAGAGTTTGTAATTCCGGAGTCTGCGATCAAAGGTGCGGTAGACGGCTTTAGCAAAGGAGGTGCAGTCAAAGGTGCAGCCAAAGCACTTAAAGACGTTGTGGTTTCCATTCCCGGCAAGCTTTCTGAAGTAGAGAAATATCTTTCTGAAAAACATGGGGCATCAGAGGCAAAACGGCTTCAAAGGGCGGCAGACGAGGTTAAAAACCTAGAGAATCAGTATACGGCGGAAGCTTTAAAAGAGGTTTTCAGAGGGGACAACACAAAGCCTTTGTTAGTGGTAGCTGATCCGGCAAGGTTTCAAGATTTTGCTGCAAGGTTAAAAGAGCCCTATCGCCCTGCAGTAGAAAGGTACTGGCGAGAGATGTCTGCCAAAGGCGGTGGGGCAGAATATGTGCCCTACTTGCGTCTTAATAAAGACGCGGGAAAGCTTCCTTATGTTTCCGGGCATGAAGGTAGGCATCGTAATCTTGCTATGCAAGAGCTTGGTTATCCTTCTACTATTTGGCAAATAATGACTCAAGGAGAGCTACGAGAGCCGTTGCGCCGTCGAACACGGGAAGAGTATCTAAAAGATTTGTTTGATCTAATAGGTGAGCGGCCTTTGGTTATCCCAGAGAGCCGTTGGACACCCGAAACAAAGGACAAGATGTACGTGGAAGAGCGTGTTCGCGATTGGAAAAAGGCACGCACGCTTCCCGAACCGTTTAAGCATGGTGGTCCAGTGAACAGGGCCCAAGGCTCACCGATCTACGGCGAGATTCCGGACAGCGGACCGATTACAGCGGACACTCGTGCGGCGTTCAAGGCCAAGGGTCCGTCAGCCGCTAGTGTGGTGAGTGAGTCAGCGCGGATGTTGCGCAACATCACGGGCGAGGGCGTATCGAATCTTGAATCGAGAATACGGGGCTCTGTAGCCACGATCCCCGGAACCTTTGGCGATATCGAGTCGATCTTTAGAGAGAGCGACAAGACGCGCAAACTGGCG